AGAGAAGGGCAAGGACAGTGTCAATCATGGTGTACAGATAATGCAAGACCAACAGATTAGCGTAACAAAGAGGTCGGCTAATATATGGCGTGAGTACATGAACTACTTGTGGGACAAGGACAAGACTGGAACAATGCTTAACAAACCAGAGAAAGGCTTTGACCATGCACTAGATGGTATTAGATACTTCCTGGCACGACACCTAGCCAAGCAACAGGACACATCGGTAGTAGATTTCTATAACAGGCGTAAGTATAAGCAAGCACCTAAGCACAAAGGAGGGTTAAGATAAACATATGCAATACAAAATACACAAAGACCAAAAGGTATACCTTAAAGACATACCAAAAGATAAATATGTGTACAGACACAAGCACATAGGTTTTAACGGTGGAGGAGGGCCAGAGACTCCACAGCGGAAGGACAACCTACTAGATAATTTTGATACCGTTTTTGACACCAAAGAAGAATACACAAACTGGTACAGGTCTGCCGTAATTGGATTAGCTGAGTTAGATGAATCAATGAACTACTGTGCTTACTTTGTTCGTGATAAAGGTAACGTAGGAACATACGAGAGAGAAGGCAAGTCATTCCCAGTAGACGGCTCATGGGTAGGGATACAAGACTTCGACAACTACAAGCCTGCTATGGCCTTTGTAGAGTGGCTAGAGACTAATGGCTGGCGTAATAATTGGTTTAAGCTAATGCCTAGATACACAGAACAGCAGGCTAACTTACTACCAACAGACATAGAAGAGAGGACAGCAAACTTTGACCCTGCTCTATGTCAACACGGGAACACAACGCTGTGTGTAGGTAGAACCGTAGAGTGTACTGGATGTATGAGCTTCTACCAAGTTTAGAATTATCCACAGATGGCACTTTACACCGTGGTATAATTATGCCTATATGACAACTGTTTTAGATTTTATCTCAACTAAAAAGCAGAACTACGACACAGGACATGTAGATATTCCAGGTAACGAGCGGTACTCTCAATCAGAGCTTATTCATAGTATAAACCGTACACGACTATCAAAGTATATTGACGATGGCTCAGCAAGTGACGACATTATCGGAGACTTCCCATACGACAATATCTCTAAGTATCGTATTCGACTAGAGGCCAGAGCAACAGACTTTGACCCTAAGCACATCGACATCGAACCAGTGGACGGTTCACGTAAAGCCCGTATCGCTGCAATGGTAGCTACTAAGGTACTACGTAGGCACATGCGAGAGACAGACTTCGGCGCAATGCTTGACAAGTATGCAGAGACTCGACCTGAATACGGTGGAACTCTATTCAAGAAGACTAAGGAAGGTACTAAGATTGTACCGTGGGAGAACGTAATAACAGACATGCAGTCTATTCTAGGAGGCGTGGTTATCGAACGTCACTACTACACACCATCAGAGCTAACTAAGACAGGCTGGAAAGATACAGCCCTCGTTATTGAGACCGCTGCAATGAAAAGCAAGAAGGTAGACATGAAAGATAATGACAAGTCAGAGACTATCTCTGAGCTTATTGAAGTATGGGAGCTACACGGTGAAATCACAAAGAGCATGTATGACCGAGCAGAGGCAGACTTTGACGACACTGACTATACATTTAACCCAGAAGATGACAACAAATACGTACAGTGTCAGATTATCGTAGCTCCAGAAGGTAAAGACGACAAAGATGAAATGGTCGGAGTCGTAATGCAAGCCAACTTAGAAAAGGAACTACCGTACAAGTACGAAGCACGTAATGCTATTGCAGGTCGTGGAATGGGTGAGGGCATCCCAGAAGAGCTAAAGGAGCATCAACGATGGCACAACTTCTACAAGACTGAGACTGCACGAGCAGTAGCTATTGGAGGCAAGGTTCTATTCGTAACAGATGACGGCAACGTAGTAGATACTATCTATGATGAGGGAATCGACCACGGTACTATTATGAAGGTAGGAGAAGGTAAAATGTTCCAGCAAGCATCAGTACTACCTACATCTGTTCCTATCTACCAGAACGAGATTGAGTCTATTCAAGCATCAGGTGACCGAGTAACAAACTCATTTGACACAAAGATAGGCGCACCAGCTAAGTCAGGTACTACATTCAGAGGCCAGTACATCGAAGACGAGAACGCTAACTCACAGTTCTTGCAGTATCGAGAAGCAATGGGACGTATGATTCGTGAGATTGTAGAGGATTGGGAACTGCCGATGGCACTTACAGCAGCAGCTAAGCAAAAGGAAATCTACGAAGTGTTCTCTAAGTCAGAGCTAAAGCTAATTGACGACGTTATTGTAGAGCAAGCTGTTATCGACAAGCAAGCTAAGATTATCCTAGAAGAGAAACGACCAGTCTCACCACAAGAACAGGAAGCATTGCGAATAGGAGTACAGACTGAGCTAGACCTGCAAGGCACAAAACGGGCCATCACAGAGATTAGCGACTTCATAAAGAAGGAAGTGCTAGGAAGCATTGTAATCCACACTACAGACGAAGACAGAAGTAAGGCTGTACTATTTGAATCATTCACAAACCTATTAAATGTAGTTGATCCACAGTCAGCAGAAGGACAGGCAATCATCGACAAGGTTATGGACATGATTGGAGTGACTAGAGAGCAACTAGCCCTCTACACAGACAAGACACCACAGCCAGAAGGCCAAGTGTCAGGAGACTTAGAAACACAGCAACTAGAAGCACAAGAGACGCAGGCGAAGGTTATTCCCACTTAACTAACTAAGAACTATGGATAAAGAAAAACGAACACGATGCGCAGTACAGATAGCTAACGACCCGAACATGCTCGCATTTATTGAGGAGATGTTTTTGCCTGAGTATTCTGTACTACATGGAACTACAGAGAAGAACATACTAGCCCTGGATGATGAGCAGTACGGCAAGGCAATGAAGTTGTTTTACCTAAAGCGAGAAGAGAATCGTCTAGCTATTGAGAAGATAAAGCAAATAGGCAAGAAACCTAGCAACAAAAACAACCGCAACGCTCTAGCATAAAAAGGCTTGACAGTGTGCGTGGTATAATATAGGGGATATGACACTAAAGTCTTAAAAAAGATTATAAAGAGACTAAACTCACAAAAAGATTTATGGAAGAACAAGACAAAACTTTAAATGTTGACGGAAGTGATGAGAATAATCAAGACACTAATGAAACTAACAGCGAAGGAGAAAGTAATGCTGAGGCGGGTAAAACCTACACTCAAGCAGAACTTGACGAACGAGTTAAAGAGCAAGACAAGCGCTGGAAAGACCGAATCAAAGGTCTTAAAGGTGACGAAGGTAGTGAAGAAAGTAGCAAAGAAACTTCTCAGCCTAAAGAAGTAGACCGAGAAGAGCGATACGACCGTCTTAACTTAAAGACAGAAGGTATCAAAGACGCAAAGGAGCAGGATGCAGTACTAGATTACGCTAAGTTCAAGAACATTACCGTAGACGAAGCACTACAGACATCGGCAGTTAAGGCAGAACTCAAAGAATTGAGAACAGCTAACAGTACTCCAGCACCTTCTTCGCGTTCAGGAACAGGAATAAGAGACGACGCAGCGCATGACGCACTAATGCTATCAAAGGGTGAGAGATTACCTACAGCAGAAAGACGGTCAGCAGCTAGAGCATATCTAGCAAAGAAATAAAGAACTAGGGTTAAAACTAAACATTAACCCAAAACATGAGTAATATTTTCGCATCAAATGTCCAGAAGCAAGCCTTTATGGACGGCGTACAAGATGAAAACCGAACAGCTATCCCAATGGCATCAGTTTCAGACGTAGACACAGAGAACCTAGAAACAATGTCAAGCCGTTACGGTAACGACTTTGCAGCAGACAGTACAACAGACGGTACGTACTCTGTAAATGACTTTGCAATGTCAAACGACACATTGTCAATCAACAACCAAGCAGTATATGGTGAACGAATCCAGACGAAAGACCTAGTTCACGCAGGTGACGCATGGGACATCGTTGCAGACCGAGTAGACCGACACACACGAGCACTAGGAGTAGCAGTTCACCGAAGTACTTACAGTAACACTGTAGACGGAGCAGGACTTATCCTAGACAACGAAGTACTAGCAGGAGGTACATCAGCAGGAACACCTATCGCAGTATCAGCTACAAACCCAGATGAAATCTCAACTAAAGTGTACGCACTTATGCAAGACGCTGGAGTAGCATCTTCACAAGGACGACCATACTTCATGATTGACCCATCAACAGCACGATTCTTCAAACTGTTTGGTATGTCAGCAGGATTCAACGTAGCAGACCGACAGATTATGAAAGGATTTGAGATTCTTCCAACTTTCGACTTTGACTATGTTGTAACACCAGAAATCGAACACGAACAACTAACTACAGGTACTTCAGTTGTCGCTACTGATGTATTCACAGTGAAGGGAGTAACTTTCACAGTAGTAGCTTCACCAAGTGTAGCAGGACATGTTGATCTTGGAGCAGACGACGAAGAGACATTGCAAAACTTAGCAGCAGCAGTAAACGGAGGAGCAGGAGCAGGTTCAGCTTACATCGCAATTTCAGCAGCTAACCGAGCAATCCTAAAGAACGCAGGAGTAAAAGCAACTTCAACAGCAACAACTATCACTGTAACAGGTTACGGTTCACTAGGAGTTGTATCAGCAGACTCTACTCTAGTAGTAGGAGACGAACAGAAGAACTTACTTGCAGGACTACGAAACTCAACTCACCTAGCACTTCCATCAAAGGGATTCATGGTAGATGAAATCGACCAAGTTCCTGGATTCACAGGTAAAGAGCTACGTTCTACACAAATCTACGACTCAACAGTCTGGACAAAGAACAAGCCAAAGATTTGTAAAGTTGTTGTAGCTGTATAAGCCACACAATTTACACCCTAATCCTTTTGGATTGGGTTCAGGGTAGAGCTTCCTAGTTCCTCTATCTTGAACTTAGTCCATAAGACTTACTATGTCATCAACATCTAACACAGCTAAAGACCTTAACGATCACTTAAAGTTCCTAACAGCACAGGACAATTTAAGCGATGCAAATGCTAATCGTCTTTTTAAGTATGCAGCGGATGATTACTCATCTATTGCTATGGGTACAGACGGTGTACAGAAGTTCGAAGACCGTAGCCATACAAATAGTTCTGGCGAACCTACTTACCCTATCTCCACATCTACCGTAACAGCTACTAATCCTAAGATTGAACTAGACAAGTCATTCTTACAGATGGACAGAGTAACCATTACCCTCTCAGACGGCACAGAACAGCCTCTAAAGGCAATAGACCGTCGAGACCACAAAGATACATCACTCCTTAAAGTTTACGGCACAGGGACGCCTACAGCTTACGATGTAGACGGCAACGGGCTAGAGGTATTCCCGCACCCGCTACAAGACTACGTGGTAACTGTGTACTTTACACGAGCAGCTAAATACATAGACGTAACAGACGACACTAATGAGATCGGCCTGCCAAGAACTCACCACTACTACTTCATTCTTCACGCATGTAGGCAGTTAGGCTTTCGAACGATTGACTCTAACCGAGTAGATATTGCTGGAGAACTTATTAAATGGGAAGGCAACGACAGTAGCGGGCGAATGTCTGGAGGACGTATTAGAGATTACTACTCTAACCGAGACGAAGACAGACCACGTAGAATCCGAGTCAAGAACAGGTCTTATCAACGGTTCGGAAGGACATAATCAACTTATAACTATTAACATATGGCATTTTATTCAAAAGGGCTAGAAGTAGCACTAAAAGCAGTAACAGGAGACACAGCAGCACCTACAGGAACACTTAAAGGTGCGTTTATGGGGACAGGTTACACACAAAACCAGGAGACACACCAGTTCTGGAATGATATTTCTAGCAGTATTGCATCAGGCACAACACTACGGACTATTGCTAGTCTAGACGTACGGGTAGACACAGCAAACAACCGTATCGAAATTGACTTTGCAGACCCGTCAGAGACACCAGTTACAGCAGTAACAAACCAATTTGTATTGTTTATGGACACAGGAGACAACGCAACGTCACCACTTATCGCTAACGGGGCATTAAGTGCAACACTATCACCAGTAGGAGGGACATTAACACTAACCGTAAACGCAGAAGGATTAGCAGCAATAAACTACTAACACCATGGTCGTCGAGTCAGTATCAGCAGTAGCTTCAACACTTAATACGGGAACAGTAACACTCGTAAAACCAGCTGGATTAACAGCAGGTGAATTACTTATTGCTACACTTTCTTCATTTTCTGGAGATGGTTCTAACGACGCTTCTACTATAGAAACTCGCTCAGGCTGGACAGTGGTACAAAGCACGAAGCACGCTAGTGGGATTATAAACAACATACAATATAAAGTTGCTGATTCAGGGGATGTAGCAGCTTCTGATTTTGTTTTCACATCAAACATAGCAGGAGGCTCTGGTAACACGCTTGTTGGACAAATTATTAGAGCTTCGGGGCAAAACACTTCTACTTTTTTAGGTGCATCGGGGGTATACACAAACGCTTCTGCAAACAGTGCTTCTTTTGTGGGTACGCTAACCAGCTACGCTACACCAGCCGATGGTGCCCTGGTAGTTGCTCAAATTTCAACTGAATGGAGTTCAGGAGGGACACAACGTTCCTTTACAAGTCAGGCAGTATCTGGAGCTTCGTTGACAGAAGGGTATGACCTGTCAAGTAATGATGGAAGTGGCGGAATAGCAGCAAGTTCTGCTTATGGAATCCAAGCTACAGCAGCAGCCATTAGTGAATGGACTGCTACAATAAATGTGTCTTCTAATGAGCACTTTGGGCAGATTGCTATCTTTCTTCCACCAGTTAATGCATCGGCTACAAACACACTTGTTGAAACCGACACAACAACCTTCACACAAGCAGGAACAAACGATGGAATAATAGGAAATGTGTTAACAGAAACTGACACAGTTGGCTTTACACAAGGAGGACGGGGTACATCGCCACAGCCGTGGGTAGGAAAGACAAGGACAAGCGGAACATGGACAGACCAAACTAAATAATATGTCACCAGAACAAAAAATAGAATTTGACGAGATGAAACGAACTCTTACCGCTATTAAGGAAGTATTAGATGTGTCTTTTATTGAAAACGTAAAAAGAAGAATAGTTGCACCTGCACAGGTGTTGTTTGACGCAGATTCTTCTACCTCTGGCATACAACAAGCGGTAGACGAAGCTGGTTCCGCCTCGTACAGCGTAGCGGGTGCGTACGATGACGCCAAGATTATCACACTTGCAGGCATAAATTACAAAATAGGAGTATACGATACATAATATGGCAAACTTTAGAATACCAAACAGTCAAGGGCAGACTAGGACAATATACCAAACCGACAAGTACGGCGAGCTTTGGGATACTTTTGGTATTGACCTGCAAAGCATAGGAAAGATTAAGTCTGCTAAGAAAATGCTTAAAGTCAAAGACGTAGGAGACGACACAAACTTTGGCGATGCAGTAGCCTTAGCAACATATGGAACACACAACTACGTTATCACCAGTGGAACAGACAAAGAAATGTATAGATGTGACGTAGTAAATGATGTAACAGTAGAGGCAAACTGGGTTAAAATAAACACTAACGGAGTATTTGTCCATAACACAGACGCAACCGTATTTGGCGGCGAGCTCCTGGTATCACAAGCTACAGACATTATGTCTTATGACGGTTCTTCTGACGACCCAGACTGGTGGACATCAGACACACCCTGTACAGAAGATTCATGTGACGCAAACGGAGCAAGCCTAAGCTCATTTTTTCCTCATGTCCTAAAAGTACAAAGAAGCCAACAGGAAACACTTTTTGTTACAGACGGCAACCTAGTACGTTACTACAACGCCACAGCAGGACACTCAACTGTGACTCTACAAGAGGATACAGTAGCTTGTTGTCTATCTAGTGGGCCAAACAGTATGTTCGTAGGTACATTCACAGAGACAAACGAAAAGGCTCTTGTATATGAAATATTTATAGGTGAAGTACTAGACTCAACACCAGTTGCTCGTAACTCATATCCTATTGATGGGCGTGCGGTACTAGCTATAGAAGTTATTGATGGGATTCCATATGTCATTACAGACAAGGGACATATACAACGCTTTAACGGAGCAGGTTTTGTCACAGTAAACTCTTTACCTTTCGCCTTTACAGACGAAACACTAGCGGGTGTACGAGCAGGAACAGTAAATAAAAACTCACAACTACGACCAATCCACCATGGGGGCTCTGATGTACACAACCAATCCTTTTACTTTGCACTAAACACCGAGCGATACAACACTGACAAGACACCCAACCGATGTTCTACAGGTATATGGGAATACAACACAGTAACTAATCAACTAAATCACCGCTCTGCATTTGTAGAAACAGCAGCTCAAAACGGAGGACACCTAGGAGCAAAGTCTGGCCCGCTTATGGTAATAGATAACAGCGAATCTTTGTTCTTAGCTGGCTTTGAACTAAACGGAGAAAGTAACGGCTTGTTTGCAGAATCAACATCAAGGTTTGGCCACATCATTACAAGAGAAATAGAAACAGCGTCAGTCACAGAATCATTTAAGTCTTTGTATCTAAAGATAAAGACTATTGTAAACGATGACACAGTAGACATTAAGTACAGAACAAACGACAGAGACCGACAGTGCATCACAGGCACATGGATAAGTACTCACACGTTCAACACTACAGAAACACTAACAGTAG